GACCGATTTGGAGAACGACGACAGGGCACCTTGGGCCGAGGCAAAGCCCTTGCCGATCCCAGTTCCCATGCTCGTGGCGACTGCTTTCAGCCGACCCATGGCCGCTTGAACCTGTGCCATGCCTTTGTCGAAAGCCCCCTGTTTAGTGGCGATCTCGACGTAGGCCTGGCCTGCTTTGATTGCTGCCGACATGTTGGAGTCCTATTTGACGCTGGTAATCGAATTGCGGAACAGCTCAGGAAAATTGGGTGCTTCAGCCTCGAGCGCTGGACGCATGAAGGGCCGCTTGGGGTACCGAGCCGTGCGACGGCGAGATTCGAATCGATAACCAGGCCGCTCGTCGTATCTGCGTCTACCGTCGACGCGTCGCCAATTTACGGACGCACTGTCTCCCTCGATCGGAGCGTATCGATACTCGCGAATGATCGCTGTCTCACCACGCTCGTGAAGGCCAGGCACTGTGCTGGTCACCGACTCGACGGTGAAGTTGACCTGGTTGAGTTGCACTGGCCCGACGATCGTCGATTCGCTTGCTGGCTGGAAAGCGAACAGGATTGTCTTGAGACTTGGTTGCGACGACGAAGCGTGTGCCGATGGTGGGGATCCTGGGGCCGAGGCTCGTTTGCGTCGACGCAGCGAGGACCTCGCACGCTTGCGTACAAACGCACCCGCCTTGCTCAATGCTCTGCGTTTCGCCCGCTTGAGTGCCGAGATCACCTTAGGGCGATCGAAGAAAGCTTCTCGGACTTTGAAGGTCACGTTCATGGCGTGAATTTCTCCACAGCGACGAACGGATCCTCGTAGTACACTCGAGTCAATTCAACGCCAGCAGCGTTGTGAACTGCGACGGAATAGACGTACTCACCCGAGACAAGCTGGCCCGAGGTCGCTCGAGGCATCTCGCACGTGAGCGACCATTTGCCAGATCCGACGTCCGCAGCAAATCCGGTGACCGCGAATGTGTTGGCTCCGTTTTTCCCACCGAAGTGGACAGTAACCGCCCCAGCAGACATGCCAGGGATTGCTGAGATCGTCCAGACGAATGCGGTACCATGGGCCGCGAGGTAATCGTCGCCGATAATAATTTGGTCGACGGTGCCTTTGGCAGTCACTGGGCCAGCATAGGAAACCTTGCCAGCCGTGATCGTGTTTGTCTTGTCCGCGATCGCTTTTTCGAGCGACAAGTACCGACCGTGCTCGACTGGGATGACTTGCACCCCAGGGGTCGAGGACTCTGGAAAGAAGTCTGCCGTCGTTCCGTTTGTCTCTGCTGCGGTCACATCGAAAAGATAATAGCCGTCCTCAAGCTCAGTCGGATTGGTGTCGACGAGCGCAGCACGAGCCCCACCGTCGAGCGATACTCGGCAAGTGATGTTTGCGGAATCGCCAGTCACCGGCGCGTTGGTTGTCCGATTGAAGGCAAAGACTTTCAGTGTTCCGGCAGTGTTTCGGTACATGATTAGGTGATGGTCAAAAGGCCGTTGGCTTGATCAAAGTCAGTCGTGAAGGTCTCACCAGCGTTGATCGTGATGGATGACCCGTAGTCGTACCAACCGATCAGCGGTTTGGCTGGACTCGTTGGCGTGTCGTCATAGACGGCCACATAGCGGAACGGCCCGACAGATCCACCGCTAGCAGTGACAACCAAATCGGCCACCGTGAGCTTGTACACTCCCCCCGACTGGGTGCTGCTGCTGGTGGTGATGTTTCGCGTGCTTGCGTTGGTGTAGCTGATCTCGGTCAGATCGGCCAAAACTGCGTTCGTCGCAACCGGAGCGACATTCGTCAAAGCGATCTTGAGTTGATCCGACGCAAGGTTGATCTTGCCCTCGGCGACATTCTTGGTAAACGATTGGAATTTGTTGAAAGCGGCCATTATTACTGAGGTCCTCGCATCATGAACAGGTAGTAGTAGGGGGCGACTCCAGAAGCGGAGCTAGTTAGGTTTGCGTCGGAAACGACTAGGAGGTACTGAGCGCCATCGGCGGAGATCTTGCGATTTGCCAGCAGCGATGCGGCAAAGTTGTCGAGTTGGAGTTGCATCGAGCCTGCATTGAGCTTGAGCGATCGAAGCAGCTCGGCATTGTTGCCAGCCAGGGAACAGACCGCTTGGTCCGCCGTCAGCTTTCGATTCGCGAGCAGTCCAGCGTCGGTGCCGGTTAGAGCGTACGCCGCAGCTCCGCCGTCGAGCAGTCGAGCGCAGAGCGTTGCGGCATCGTTGCCGGTTGCGTTGTAAGTAGCTGGATCGGAGGACAGCAGGCGGCTTGCAAGTGTGTTGGCGGCATTACCGGAAAGCAGGTATTGAGCTTGATCGGCAGCAAGCGATCGAGACGCGAACAGGCCTGCCGATTGGCCGGACAGGGTGTAATTGCCAGTGTCGCACGCAAGTACCAACGCACCCAGCAGTGCTGCATAACTGCGTCTCAACGGCGGTTGATAACCCATGCCTCCGCCACGGTCAGCTTGGTATGTGGCGATCGCTTCGCCCGCTGTCCATGCTCGGTTGTAGATGCGGATGTCGTCAAGCTGACAATTGCCTGCTCCTGTTCCTGCACCCCCGACAGGCCCACCAAGCAAAAATGGCTCCGTACTGGATTGACTTGTGGCCGCTGCAGAGCCCGCATCTAACACGCCGTTTATCATCGCTCGCAACGTACCGTTTTCCTGTCGCAAGCAAACCACATGGTGCCAAGTGTTAGCCGTGAAAACCGCTCCTGTTGTGACTCTGTTGCCAACTTGCCACGCTAAGCTTGTGCCGTTTCGAAAGGCGATTATCCCACCGGACAACCATTGCGCAAAAATTTGGTTTAAACCACTCACCGAAAAAGGGTAGTACCAAAGCGAGACAGCGAAAGGCCCTGATCGAATCGAAGCAATCGACGGAATGGAAACTTGGTCGTTTGAGTTGTCGAAATCCAACGCACTTCTGCCACCGCTCGTCACCAGTGCATTGTTGCCGTTGTTCGCAAAATTGACTAAGGTTCCGTGACTGCCTAATCCCGAAACATCTGGCGACTGCAGCTGGTAATGCGCGAACGATGGGCACCAGTGGCCTTGTAGCCCGTGCCCCATCCATTCGTAACCAGGTTGCCAGTAGTTGATCATCAGGTAATCGTGTCTCCCTCATGTGTCTCAGCCATGAGTTGGCACACGTACCCGATCCCACTGAAATTGACGAATCGAAATTCGTACTGATCACCACCTGGAATCCAGATCCGGCGAACATCGGCTAGGTTCGTGAAGTTGTCGCCGCTGGCATTGGCGATTCGCCAGTTTCGCTCGACCGTCCATGACGTTCCAGAACCACCGCAGATTCGATTCCACTGGATGTCTGAAGTCGTTCCGCTAAAGACGCAAACGGTGTCTCCAATTGCTAGGGTTCCGGCTGCTGCCACTGTGACGGTGTTTGCGTTGGTCGCGAGAGCAGCACTGATCGTGGTCGCCGATGCGGCAGTCGTTGGGCCTTGTCCGACGACATCGAAAATAGTCGCAGGCACGACATCCGTGTTGTTGTCCGTGGGCCGAATCGCAAAATAAGCGGCGCGGGTTGGAGTGCCGGATTGGCGACCAATGAAAGCAGTGATCCAGGCCCCGCGTCGTTCGCGCAAATCGAGCAGGCTAGCAGCGACGACAATGTTCGAGGTCGCGACTCGCTGAGCCGAGATGATCGTGGTGAACGATGGCGTTGTTGGCTTAACGGTGCTTGACATTACAGGACACCTCCGAGCGACTCAACGTCTTGGCCTGTGATCGTGTCTGATTGCTCACCGGCGGCTAGCAGCGGTGCGGCTTGCTGTGCGGTTAGTCCCAGGCCCACCGGTTGCGGTGCGGTCAATGCGGCTCGCACACTAGGATCGCCGAAATTCGGGAGGCTGCTTTCAGGGTTACCGGGCCCCATGAACGACACCATCACGCTAATAATCGGATTGACCTTGGCCGCAGATTCCAAAGCAGCTAGCACCTGTGCTGCCATCGCTGGATCATGGCTATAGATTGCGATGATTCCCAGTTTGGAAATCTGCAATGACTTCGGCACCTTGGGGGCGAGCTCGACGCATCGCACCGCGCAGTCGCCGTATCGGCCTTGCTGAAAAAGTGCCGTCGCTTGCTCGTCGAGCTTGATCAGTTGTCGAAGCGATTGAGTGTCAATTTGCATCGGTTTTTGGAAGCGTCACAACGACCACCGGCAGCAGTCCCTTGAGTGCATGCAGGTCAGCGCGTGTGATGCTTGGTTTGGGTTGGTCTTTTCGGTAGGGATTGAAATCGATTGCTCGATAGGGTTGAGCTCGTTTCGGGCGGAACAGGTTGGCGAACTGTGCGATGATTTCGGACGTCTGATCCCACTGAGCCAGGTTGACCTCGTTGGCCATCCAGGTCAGCTCACGCAGGGAAAACGGCCCTGGATCTACTCCGACTCGGGCCGCGAGTCTGAGGATGACGGGCCAGTATCCGAACTTGTATTCATCGCTTTCGAAATGATCGCTTCGAGCT